TCCCAACTGGTATGGATCGCCTTGAACTGTTCAAGCTCTTGTTTCAAATGTCGGACTTGATATTCCTCAGCTTCAGATTCAGCTGCAATCATCATTGCCGGAAATCCGTCAGCAGCATAATCAATTTTAATGATCATACCACAATCCCGTACACTTGGTTATAGGAGGCGCCAAACTGAGTAGCCAACTCTTGAATCAGAGTGATCAAAGGGTACGCCAGATCATTCGATCTGATCCTCCGGTATTCAGCCAGGATCTGATGACGAGTAAAATTAGAAAGCACCTTGCGACTCCCGCGCTGATCACCAAGGAGATGTGTCGTAACTGGCATCAGACTTCTCAGTTTTAGTTGATGCTGAATTATTACACATCTTGCGGAATCAGGACTTTCTCAATTAGTCCTCTTGCGATTTAATTTCTTTTTTCACTGCTTCGATTCGTGTGAGAATCTGAGTTGAGATCTTTTTCATGAATCGTTTCCAGACCTTTGCACAGTTTGGATTCTTATTGATCCATGGCTTAATGACATTCGTGTAGAGATTGAATGACTTACTCTCCATGAAACCAGACTTCAAGTCCTCGATGAAGCATTCAAGGTTGTACAGCTCATCACGAGGATTCTTGTCATCACAGACTGAGATGATCTTCGAAGCAACAGAGACTGCGTGAGCATCGATCTCAATAGCTCTAGACAAATACAAGGCCCACTGTTCGCCAGTCCATTTGTTGCTGTCTGCATCAAGGACACCGTCAATACGTTTCTGGATTCGTTGAGGCAGATAGTTCTTCTTCGCATAGACATCGAAGTTTGCTACGTTTCTCTTGTGAGTAGTCAATGAAGACTTGGTGTACTGAAGCAGATGTGTCACCTCATGTGAGAAGGTGTCCACCATGTTGATCAACAGATCTAGGTGGTCTTTACCATATTCGATATCAAAGTATGGCTCGCCTGTCGACGCTAGGGTATCAATCACAATGTCCTTCAAGAAGTTCGAGAACCATTCGACATCTATCGCGATCTGGATACCGGTGACCGGATCATTGAACTCGTCAAGTCCCTCAGTTTTTCTAGCTGGAAAGTCTTTACGTACTTCTCTACTGGATGATTGGAAATATCCACTAGATTGTTTTTTCAACCCCTCTTTGTCATCGATCAGGACTTTGATAGTTCCAATCCACCACATTTTGTCCCAGGCAGCATCAGCATGACCAGACTTAATATCTTTGAACTTGGTAATCTTACCGAAACGAGATTCAACCTCTTCAGTGGCGAGTTGTTCGTATGCTGCTTCAAGCTTGTAGAGGATTCCTACTGTGAGACGCAAGAACTTTGGTTTGAGCTTATCAAGATACTTTTGGAAATTATCATCGTCAAACATGTCCTTGGATGCATGCTCTTTGAGAAAATCTTTGATAGCCGAGTTGACGACGTCAATGGTTTTCTTGTATGCTTTTTTGGTCAGACCTGTTACGTCCGATTCGACGAGGAATTCTTTGAATCGCATGATAGCTCTTAGAGGTTGTTAAGTATTTATTTTCAGAGGGTACAAAACAGAAAACCCAGCCGAAGCTGGGTTTTCTTGATTCACTTCGGATCTCTCCGTCGTTCTGAACTTCTTAGTAGAAGGACAGGTTAGCGACGGTAATTTTTCCGTAGTAATCGGCGGAATTGGCCAGGGACGTATCGCTAGACACGAACATTGCCTTGCCATAGCGAGTCATCAGGCTGACTTGGTTGTTGTACGTCGACGGATCCGTGATGACGGTGGACGACATCAGCGGAATGTACGGGCAGTAGAAGTAACCAGAGTCGGTCTCACCATTGCCACCCTTGTAACCAACCAGGATCGGCTCGGTACCTTGATCGTGGTACAGGTACGAGTAGACCTTGATGGTGCCGTTGAGGGTACCAACCAGCTTGGTGTTGTTCGGACCTTCGAACGAGCCAGCGACGGCAGGTGCGAAGACGGACTTCGTAGCAGATTGGAGGACGGAAACAATCATCGGCGAAACGACGACGAAGTTACCAGCACCGCGGCGGGTGCGACGAGCGATCTCTTGAGCAACCTTGTTGATCAGAACACCGAGGACAGCATGACGATCACCAACGAAGGTCGGTGCGTAGGCATAGCCAGAAGCCGGGTTCATGTCGAAGGTCTCAGGAATACCAGCCAGAGCGATCAGGTCGTTGATGATTTCATTGTCGATTTCTGACACGATTTCAGCGGACAGAGCGCCGGTGATTTCAGCTTCGAGATCCAGACCATGCTGCGAAGACAGATCTTGCATGGCTTCGATGGACCACTTAGCTTGCAGGCGACGGGTCTTAGCCGTAACGGTCTGCTTGAGCACTTCGAGTTGCAGGTTACGGCCGCCGAACGATTCGAACTCGGACGTTGCAGCACCTTGGCCAGTAGCGACGCCACCGACTTCACCACCGGTGTAGAAGCGCTTGAGCTTCGAGGCACCTGGGTTAGCGGCATTGAAGCCTGGACCGAATACTTCGTCACCCTTGGTGATGTCTGCAACGCCACCAGTGTCGACACTTTGCGAGAACACAAAGCGCAGGGAGTAAGCCAGGCCGACCGGACCGGACATAGGTTGGGTACCAACCAGTTCGGTAGCGATGGTGCCCGGGATGATACGACGGATCATCGGGATCATGATCTTTTGGAATTGCGCGATTGAAGACTGGGAGTTCACATCACCAGCTGCAGTTTCCTGCAGATACTTCTTTTGCATTTCCAGAACCGGTGCAAGAATCTCTTGCTTACGCTTCGGAAGACCTTCCAAGAGCGCGGATTTCGTCTCTTTCCAATTTTCGAACAGTTGCATATTCGTTCTCCTAAAAGTTATCTGATTACGCCAGCAAGACGTAGGGTTTTCTGCAATTCGGACTCGGCCTCTTCGCTGATTGGCTTCTTGACTTCTTCAACAAGTTCTTCACCGGTAACGACCTTGGTCGCGACCTTCTCTTCAACAGCAGCTTCAGTCAAGGCCTTTTCGGTCTTTTCTTCAGTGCTCTCTTTGAGAACTCGGGCAATGTACATGTTGTAGGATTCTTGAAGTTTGTGAGTATCAACTGCCGAAAGAATAATCGACATTTGCTCACGCTTAATACCGCTAAGAGGTGCGAGAACCTCGTCCAACTTCTTGGAACGGTCAACTCTCTTCTTCTCTTCTTCGGCTTCGGTCAAACGCTCTTCAGCATCGCTGAGCTGATCCTGAAGTTGCGCAATCTGTGATTGGAGCGAGTCTTCATTGACGAAGGTTGAATTGAACTCGACCTTGAACGCTTCATACATGCGGCGGCCAAATTCATTTTCCTTGACAACTTCGATATCGTCCTTCAGTTCAGACATTTCTTCGTTGAGACGGTACTCGAGGAACGCGTCGATCTTGTCGACGAGACCATCAAGTTCTTCACCGAGAGTCACAGCGAGACGCTGCTTCTCTTCAGCCAGTTGACCGGCCGACTCAGCTTCAAGATCTCTGAAGCGCTCGATATCTTCATGCAATTCAGCAACTTCGCTGGCCAGCAACTTCTCAACAGTGGAATCAACTTTCTCAAACAGGGCGTTCTTCTCGTTCGTCCACTGCTCAGCAAGTTCTGCGCGAATCTCCAGGGCTTTTTCTTCCTTGAAAACTTCAACCGCGGCTTTCCACTGCTCAGAGATAGCTGCCTTCGACTCTTCGTTGAGGAACTCGGATTCAAGCAGTTTGTTAAGAATTTCTTCCATAAATCTCTCCTTTGCAAGTGTTCTTTATAGAACAAGTTTTGCTAATACATATTTATACGACGTGACACAAAAACAACGATTTTTAGTTCGCCTTCTTCACCTGATTGGTGAACTCGAAATCGCAAAATCAAAGATTCGGTTCTATTTATGCAGATCGAATCTTCATTGACCTTTTAGGTCTTGCTCTTTCTCGGCGATCGTTACTGTGTAACCATCGAAAGAAATAAACCCAGCTTCAAGAGCACGAATCTCTCCGTTCTTGTCAAGCTTCATTGCTTTCGCAACAAGCTTAGCTGCATCAGCGTGAAGCATGAGCACAGCACCCTTCTTCGAACTTTCTTTCTTGAGGAAGGTTGCCGGTTCAGCGGCTTCGGCAAGGATGTCTAGGATTTTCATTAACGGCCTCGCATGACCATCTTGATGAAACTCTGAATTTCTTTTTGCAAGTACTTCTGAGCCGTGTCATCATGCACGACAGCTTCAGCCAGTGTCAGGATCTTCGTGTTCTCAACAGACTCACGAACCATGTCTGGGTAAGCCGATGGAGCTGAAGGATCAGAAACGATGTCGACAGTCACGAACTGGAAGTCAGACACGACACCTTCATTCACTGCACCGGTACCGCGAGATGAAACACCTAGACGGACACCACCTTCGAGGAGGGCCTTGGCGATGTTGCCGGTAGGAGTATTGAGGAGCTTTGCCTTACCGATGGCGTTCAGGCCATCCATACGCATTTCGGTGATCACGTGAGAAACACGTTCGAGGTTGATCTGAAGATCGCTCGGGTGGTTTAACTCGCCGCAGATCGGAGTACCAAGCTTGATCTTCTCATTGACTGCAGCGACAGCAGCTGCGATTTCAGAAAGAGGATACACACGGCTGTTTCGATTCTTGATGTCAGCTTGCATGAAGATGCCACTGAGGTAAAAATTCTTACCATCAGTGGTAGATTCTTCAATGATGTTGGCCTGATTAGGAGTCAGGCTTTCGATGAGGACTAGTTTGGACATTTCATTCCTTTGTAGCGTCTAGGTCTTCCGTTCCTTCAACCTGATGTTCAGTTTGAGATTCGGTCTGGGACTGAGTATCAGATTGACCGGCGAGCAAAGAGCGCATCTTGTCTTTCACGTAACCGTGAAAGGCGTTTTGTGCAGCGTCGTCATCGCCATTGACAATGTGATTC